ACGCGCTCTGGCTGAGGAGAAATACTTCTAACTTGGCACTAGGTAGCTCAGCGGATACGCGCCTTTACCGAGACGCCGCCGGCACTCTAGCCCAGCGCAACGGAGTCAACGCGCAGACGTATAACATTTACAACAGCTACACAAGTGCCACCGACTTCGAGCGTGCTCACCTCGGCTGGAATGATACGGCGGACACTTTTGTCATTGGGACGGAGGCAGGGTCAGGGGGCGGGGTAGAGAGGGAGGTGCATATCTACAAAGGAAACACACGTTGCGCTCGCTTTACGGGAAGTTGGACGTTTATTGATACGGCCGGTTTTTTAGTTTTCGGATCGGCGAGGGTGCAAGGCGGTTTGGGGATACACGGCGTAACTCCACCCGCCCAAGCATCTCACATTGCAGACCCTAGCGGCGGCGCAACAGTCGACGCAGAGTCAAGAACGGCAATTAACGCAATCCTCGTAGCGCTCGAAGACATCGGAATCACAGCAGCGGCCTAACAACAAAACATCGGAATAACCGCAGCATCTTAACAACAAAACAACTTATTATGGCAACTACTAACAACATCATCCCAGCAGCAGCACCACAAGCAGAGCCTACCGAGGCGGAGCGCATAGCAAGGCAACTTGTTTCTGATTCAGATCTAACACTAAACCGGCTCGCAAGCTCAGTGCAGCGAGGGTTTGAGCTTATCTGGGGGACCAAGGAGAACCCGAAACCTAAGGAGGAGGTTCAGGAGATCGTCACGGCCCTAGGCGCTGACCTGGGTCCAGTCTTCTCACGACATGCTGCTGTGGTGGAGATGCTCGAAACGGCTAGCATGGCCGATTTCGAGCCATGGGAGAAAGTCACCGCTTACGTGATTGATGAAACCGGCACCCTTGGTGAGATGAAACCAGAATGGATTGTCTCAGAATAAACATAACACAACAACGAAACACACATATGAATCCCAAGCAAGCGCTAGAAATCTTAGACCAAGCAACTCAACCAGGGGTGCGCCTGAATCGTGACGCATATATTCACGTGGAGGAGGCGATTAGGACGCTGGCAAAGTTGATCGATCCCGATCAAAAAAAATCGGAGGTCGAACTAAAGGAATAACATTACAATAATTATGTCAGAATTAACAGGGTCATTTACCATCAACACGGCAGGAACTCGGAATGTAACTATTCGGAAGCCCGGCAACTACTTATTAGATATTAACCCCGCTTCGGGGACGGTCACAGTCTCGCAACGTGGGCGCAACTTCCCATCGTTTTCGGGGATCTCAGCGCGAGCCGCTAAGGTGGTCGCCTTAAGTCGCTCTGAGTTGAGAATCGATACCTCGGGCGGGTCCGTGAATGTCGATGTGCATATTGACTTTGTAGATAGCTGAATTTTAGACTATGGAACCCACATACAGATTGACCGAAGACGGCATTGCTCGCGTGAGCGATGGGAAACTCGTTGCTACCATTGAGGAGGGCGAGATCAAACCAACCGCGCCCACTTTTCATAGACTCAAAGCTGAGCTCAAAAAGTTCATGGCCCATCCAGCCAGTGAGCAGCAAGAGCAGAAAGTTTCACGCAAAGGTGAACCGCCGATGTCATTTTTAGGGGATCGCACGCCTGAAGTTCTCGCATGGCGGCGCGAGAATTGGACAGCAGAGCAGTTTTTTGACGCTTATGGACTCCGCTTCAGCTACCGAGAGGGGGGCGAAGAATAATGCGTTTCAGCAACACCGATATTCTGCGCAACGAAGGCGGAGGTGAAGGCGGAGGAGATGGCGGAGGCGGTTGGTCTCCTACTCTGATGAGCCCTCCGGCTACAGAATCGCCTGATCTAGCTGGCGATTCGCGTCAAGAGATCATCGCCTCAACGCCTACTGGCTTCGATTACTCAGCTATTCTGGATGGCGGCACGCTCAAACCCGGCTTTGCTGATGCACTCGGGGCTGATTACGAGGCGGATAAAGGCATCCTCTCCAGGTATGAGGGCAAGCCCATTCCCGACGTGCTGAAAAGCCTGGCCGAAAATACCCGGACGGCTCGCAGTAAGGCCCTTTCCTACCCTGGCGAAGACGCCACGGATGAGCAACGCGCGGCCTGGAACAGAGGGGCGAACGTGCCGGAGGCGGTTGATCAGATCATGCCTCACGACATGGATGCGTTTACGTCGAAGACCGGGTGGACGCCTGAAATCCTGACTCCAGCCATTGAGAACGCGATCAAGCGGGGGGCTCCAGGCCCTGTTATTACCGGGATGCTCGCTGATATCGAAGCGCTTGCAGACAAGCAAAACCACAGCTTCTCATCAGAATTAGCCAAAGCCCAAGAAGCAGCCAAGGGCGAGCTGATGGATTCTTTTGGGGCTGAAGCGCCGCAGAAGATTCAGGCGGCGGTCAAGGCGATGGAGCGGGTAGCCCAGAAAGCTGGCATCCCCGCAGAAACGATTCAAAGCCTGAAAGATTCACCTTCCTTCGGCGACAATCCGGCGGTCATAAAGATGTTCGATTCTATCGCATCCATGGTAACAGAAGCGGGCTATCGCGGCGCGAACGGCGCAACGGCCATCGCGAACGAATTCCGCACTCCTAAGCAGAAAGCGGACGCGGTTATGAATGGCGACGATGCTGAGGCTCACGCGAAATTCATGGCGGGAGATTCCGTGGTCAACGACCAGGTCAACGCCTGGTTGAAAGAGGCGGCTGAGTCATGATTTGCGTCGCTCGCATCATTACGCAGCGATGGCAGTCGCGCCTCTGGTACGATGATGATGGTTATGTGAGTGGAGCCGACGAAGGCCTGCAAGCATTTGCCATTCTCGCCCTGGACGAAGCTTCGGTTATTGAGGTCTGCGAAGAGCGAGGCTGGCAATACGAACGCAAATGGCAACCCGAAAAATGAGTTGACGTTAACACCCTAGAGCGGGCATAGTACTGCCGACAGCCTACCCGGCTTCCCGGCCCTGTCTTCCCAACTGAGGCAAAGACAGTCCCGCGAGTGGCTAGGATTACCGACGCAAGTCGCCCCTGATCCATACAGCGGATTCCCTGAAACGCCGAAGTCTAATAAACTTCTAACCTTTCACAATCCAATACAGTGGCAGATATCACAACGGCCTTTCAGCCAAAGTTCGAAAACATTTGGCGGCGACTCGTGCAACAAAGCGACTCCCGCCTGGAAAAAGCAGTCTCTACAAAATCCGGGTGCACCGGCGAGGTAGAGTATCACGATCAAATCAGTCCTATCGAGGTGACTGAGATCACCGCGCGCCTTCAAGCAACAGCAATCTCCGAGATCGATGTTGAGAAACGAGCGCTTTATCCGAGCAAGTTCCACGCTCCTAAGCACTTCGACGAATTCGATGAAAAGCTTCTTGCGGAGCAGTCGTTGCCAACGTCCCAAACATTTGTCGAAATAAAATCTGGGATCAATCGCAAAAAGGATGATTTGATCATCGCGGCAGCTCTGGGGACGGCCAAGACTGGCGTTAACGGCGGCACGAATGTCGTCCTTCCTGCTTCCCAGAAGATTGCGGTCAATCCGGGCGGCGGCGCGAACACAAACATGACACTGGAAAAGTGGCTTGATGCTAAGGAGCTGTTTGAGGCAAACGAAGCTTTTGGGCAAGACGCCGAAGAGATGGGGGACAAGGCGTTTATTGTCCTCGGCTCTAAGCAGCTTCGCGCGCTCTACGACGAAGCGAAGGTTACTTCCAGCGATTACGCGGGAGAGCTTACGGCTCTTTATCGTGGAGAGATCGATCAGTTTCTTGGCTTCCACGTCATCCGTTCAGAACGGCTCGCGGTGGCTGCTAACATTCGATCATGTTTTGCGTTCGTTACTTCGGGCATCCAATTCGATACCTGGGTCGATCCAACGTTTAACTTGTCCATTAGAAACGACTTCAACGACGCTCTTCAGCTTCGCGGGAAAGCCCAGTTCGGGGCTACGCGCCTCGAAGAGAAGAAGGTTGTAGAGGTCGCGTGTGACGAAACAGCTTAACTACTCGTTAACTATTCGTTAACTATTCGTTAACTATTCGTTAATAGTCAAGAGTCTGGGCGGTGGTGCCATGCTGCCGCCCGGACTCATCTTCCCAACGATGAACACCGGCAACACGCTAGTTTGCAACTTGGCGCTCGCACTCTTGGGTGAGCAGCGAATTAAGGAACTGTCGGAAGATACAAAAGAGGGGCGCTTGTGCTCAATACATTTCGAGCAAACTCGGCGCGAGGTTATCCAGCGTCATCACTGGCGCGATGCTCGCAAGCGGGCGAGTCTTGCCAGGTTGGTAAACAGCCCGGCTTTCGGTTGGCTGTATCAATTTCAATTGCCCGGCGATCTGATTAAAATAATCGAAGTTCGGCTAGGATCCGAGATGGATACGGCGGCTCCTCAACGTTCCTGGATGATCGAGGGGACCAAGCTCCTAACCAACTGCGAATCGACGGCTATTCTGTATGTCAGCGATGCGCCTACCGTTAAGATGCGCCCCCTGCTAATCAACGCCATCGCTACGCATCTCGCTGCTAAAATGGCGCTTTCTCTTACGGGTGACTCTAGGTTGCAAGGCGCGCTTTTCCAGAAAGCAGAAGAAGACACTTACGAGGCTTGGTTGCAAGACGCCCGTGAGCATAGCTCAGGCGAAAATAGCAGGATTCTTCGCGACGCAGAGACCAGCATCGGGCTAGTCAACGCGCGCGGCTCCTTGGAATCCTTTGGGGACGATAGGACAATCCCTCTAACAACTGCCCCAGCCACAAGTTAGAAGATTCCTAAAGAGTGAAATTCATACAAGCAAACTTCAACGCGGGCGAGTGGTCGCCTCTGTTGGCTGCGCGCGTACAGTTGCAGCGCTACAGCTCTGCTTGTAGGCGGCTCTCTAATTTCATTCCAACGCCTTACGGCCCGGCGAGAAAGCGCCAAGGATTAGAGTATCTAGGGTCGCAAAAGTATGCTGATAAAGCAGTTAGGCTAGAGCCGTTTCGCTTTACGAATGAGGTTACATACCTCCTAGAGTTTGGAGACCTTTACGTCAGATTTTGGCGCTCTGGTGCTTATTTGGCGGGCTCGGAAATTCCCACTCCGTACACTGAGGCGCAATTATCCTCGCTCCGATTTGATGTTATTAACGATGTGATTTACATTTCTCACGTTGCTCATAAGACGCGGGAGCTATCGCGGGACACGGACACACTTTGGTCATTATCGGAGTTTGAGCCGATGAGCGAGCCTTACATGGAAACGAACGCAACCGACACTACGGTCGCGGCGTCAGCGACCACGGGCGCGATTACCCTCATCGCCTCAACTGGCGTTTTCGATTCCACGATTATCGGTTCAAAACTGAAGATCGGACACGTTCAGCCAGCTCAAGTATTTTCTGAGAGTCTCAGAACCACAAACCAAAAAGCAATTCGCCGCCCGTGGGTTCCTGCGTCTGGAGTATATGCTGCTGGCGAGATTCTCTATGTTACCACGGGGAATAACCTTCAACCGCTTTTTACTGTTTTGGCAGATTACACGGGCGGCGTCGATTACGTGTCTGGCGACAATGACCCTGAGAATTACCCGGCCCATTTTGAGCGCGGTATTGTCAGCATCGATGCCGTGGATGTTTTTGGAGCGTGGACCATGGAGACAGAAGGCACCTGGTCAGGCGAATGGTGGATTCAAGAATCAACCGATGGCGGGACCACATGGATTACCCGATACCAAATGGCGACGGATCGGGCGGAGAACTTTCTGCGTGAAGGCGACGAAACCGACAACCCTCTGAAGCTGCGCGTTGTTGCCATTACGGGCGCGCCTCAGAACGCGCTCATGACGCTCACGCTGCGAGAGGTGACGCGGGAAGGAATTGCCAGAATCACTGGGTATTCGACAAAAACTAACGTATCGGCGACGGTCGAAAAGGATTTATTCTCCACGGGTGCCACAAAGCTTTGGAGCGAGAACGAATGGAATCCTCGGCGCGGGTATCCCTCTCAGGTAAAGCTGCATGAATCGCGATTGATCTTGGCTGGCACGCTCGCCAAACCGCAAACGGTATGGGGCTCGCGCGTCGATGACTTCGAAGAATTCGGCGGCGGCGGAACGAATGCGGATGATGCTTTCAGCGTTACCATCTTTACGGGCAACCAGGAGCCCATAAGATGGCTATCAGCTCAACGCGTGCTGCTGGTCGGCCTGGGCGATAGCGTTCGCGCGCTGATCGGTGAGGCCGACAAGACGTTGCAACCGGGAAGAATCCGCGCGCCCCGGCAAGCAGGTAAGGGCTCGGCGGATCTGCAACCCATTGAGGCGGACGACTTCACCCTGTACCCACAAGCGGGCTCTCGTATCTTGCGCGGCCTTCAAAACGACTACGAGCGCGGGGTCTACTCGGCCAGTGATTTAACGATAGAAGCTGAGCACCTCACAAGCGGCGGGATTCGCCAGATTGCTTTCAAGCAGAACAGGGAAAGCATCGTCTACGTCGTGACCGGCTCTGGCAGACTTGCATGCATGGTCATGGAGCCTAACCAGGCAGTGAAGGGCTGGTTCACAATCGAGACGCAAGGCACCATTGAAAGCGTCGCGGTTCTGCCTACTAACAGTGAGGAAGATGAGGTCTATCTCGCGGTCGCGCGTGAGATCAACGGCGAGGCTATGCGCTACATCGAGCGCTTCGTTGTCGGCCAGTATCGAGTACAAGACGACGAGGAGAAAGACAATCTCTTCTTTGTCGATTCCGGGATCTCTTACGCGGGGCCAGAAACAAATACGCTCACCGGGCTATCTCATTTAGAAGGCGAAACCGTTCACGTCCTCGTCAATGGTGCCGTGCATCCTCCGCGCGTGGTTGAGTCTGGGCAGATCTCGCTCTCATGCCCGGCAACCTCGGCGGCGGTTGGGCTTCCCTACACGGCAATCTTGCAGCCAACCAAACTGGAAGCGGTCGGGAGTAACGGCACTGCGCAAGGATCGGAGGTTTCGATTCAAGAAATCGTCGTGGATTTTTACAAAACGCTAAACTGTCAATTCGCAGAAACGCCAACCAGCAAGCGGCAACCAATACCCTTCCGGGAATTCGAAATGGTCATGGATGATTCTCCGCCGCTCTACACGGGCTATCAATCAATTCGCGCGGACTTTGGTTCTACTTTCGATGGCTCGCTAACGATCATTCACGACTCGCCGACGTGTTGCACTATCAGGGGCCTAATCACGCGCTGGAAGACTAAAGGCAAATGAGCGCAGTGATCCAAGATTACTCTCCTAATGATTATGAATTACTGGCTTCCTGGTGGTCTTCTCGTGGGCGCGTGTGCCCCACTGAGGTGGTGCTAGGATCTGGCGACGGTTATGTGCTGGAGATCGATCATAAGCCGGTCGCAGCGTGCTGGCTTTATGTTTGTGGCTCCATTGCTTTTTTGGAGTGGTTGATGACTGTCCCAGGATTGTCTGTTTCGGATGCGCGCTTAGCTTGCTCTAAGCTGGAGGAACACACGCACAGCGTGTGTGTGGCTGAAGGCGTGAAGCAGATCCTCGGGTGGGTCTCAACTCGCGTCATGGAGCGCGAGGCGCAAAAACACGGTTACGCGGTGGGTTCTGATCTCATGGCCCCAATAATGAAGGAGGTGGCCTAATGGCTTTTGTGATTCCAGCAATCGGCGCGGTAGCATCTTACGCGTCAACGGCAACGGGCGCGGCGACGCTTAGCCTGGCCTCAACGGCGGCAGCGGGCGCGGTCAACTACTATGGGCAACGCCAGCAAGGGAAAGCAGCTAAGGCGGGCGCGAAGTACAACGCAAAGCTTCTAGAAGGCCAGGCGGCGGCGGATCGCTCAACATCTCTTGAGAACATGACGCGATTGCGTCGGCACAACGGGCGCGCGCTTGGCGAGATCAGGTCTCAACTTGGGGCTTCAGGGATCGTCGGAAGCGAGGGATCGGCTCTCGATACCCTGGAAGAATCCGAAGAGCTTTTGGAGCTTCGGATTTTGGATCAAGCCAAAGCGGCAGAGAATCGTGGGCGAGGGTTTGCGAACAAGCGGCGCGCCACGCTGTTCGGTGGTGAGCTCGCCCAGTCGGTGGCGAATTCGCGCGCGCGCGGTACAGTCATGAGCACTGCTAGTTCAATTGGCCGAGGCTACTACGATTTCAAAAAACAAGGAGTCTTTACCTAATGCCTCGTATTCCGCAGATTTCGTTCGCCTCCGCTCCACCAGCAAGCGCGTCAGGTGTTAGGGTTTCCCCTGGCGCGCTTGCACAGGAGGTCGGAGAAAAAGGTGAAGCTTGGCAAGGGTTTGGCGATCTCGCGGAAGTTTTCGGAACCCTGGCTATCGATATTCAGAAGCGAGCCGTAGAGACGCAGATCATGCGGACAGAGCGCGACTATGGTGACATGGTCAACGCTTACAATAACGAGCGGCTAACGGACCCTAATCCTGGCAATTGGGTGCGGGGCTTCGAAGAGCGCGAGTCTCATTTCAGAGACCAGCTAGATACTGGCGATCTCCCGCCCGAGGCTCAAGCTCGGTTGCAGGATCGTCTAGCAAACTTCGGCTACCGGGCAAAAACCAGGATTGTCCGTGATGCGGCGGTGGCTCAGGCCGAAATTGGCACGCAAGAGCTGCTCAATCGAGAAACAGCCTACACGGCTGAAGGCGACTTTGAAGGAGCGATTCAATCCTGGCAAGAGAACGGTCCAGCCATGGGCTATCATCCTACAGAGATCGAGGCCAAGGTGCAACGGCTCACCGAGCAAGGGAAGCGCTACCAGGCCAAACAAGAAGCCGACGATTTAAGGGCTGCCCGTGAGGCTGATTTCAATGCAGCAGCGTCAATGCTCTCGGTTGATCCTTTCGGCGTGTCTGAGGCTATCGACGCTGGCGCGTTTCCTTCTCTTGATGATGTGGATAATCTGCGGCTCAAGTCACAAGCAAGAACGGCACAGGATCGTTTCCAAGCGGAAGCAACTGAGGAAATAGTTAATAGCATTATCGATGGCAGCGCTACTGAGGTAGATCTGATAAGGATCAGTGAGGACGCTCGCCTAAAGCCTGCGCAGATCGAGGAGATTCTCGGATATCGCTCAAAGCGCGCAAGACTGGAAGCGGAGCAAGCGCCGATTGATTATGCGGCGATCGGGTTAGGCCGAGCAGCAATCGAGAATTACGACAGGAAACAAGATCCCACAGGAGAGATTTATAACCGGATCAAAAGCAGCCTAGATTTAGCTGCTATTGGCGGCGGGGCTCAAGGGCAAGAACTTGTCAAGCCTCTCTTTGATGCCTTAGAGGACAAGCATCCTTATACGAGCCCGACTGACCAAGGTAAGATGCGTTCTGAAATCGCTCGCGAATTCTCTAAGGTGTTTGAAACCTATCGCGTCAATGGGGCCTTTGGGGGCAGAACGCCAGACGAAGAGAATCTTTTCTGGTTCGATAAGAAAGGGGAGCTTCTAGAGGAAGGGGATGAAGGCTGGGCGGAAGCTGAGCGCGAATGGGCTGCATGGTATGGCGATCTGAGCATGAAGCTGAGAGAAGAATCCGAGCGTGATCCCGATAGGTTTCGCGAGCGTGGCTCTGTTGGTGATTGGGTCGCTGACCAAGTGAAAGGCCGCGCCTTCGGTGAAACTCTCAAGGGTGATTCCATGTCAACAGACCCTGCCGATGACTTCGATGGGGCTCTAAAGATCCTGGGTTTCTAAATGGCTGACACTCTACTGACAGAACGCGAGGCGCTGACTGTTCGCCGTAACTTACCAAGGTTCACAGAGGACCAACGCGCGGTTGCGACTACCAAGCTCGAATCCTACCGACAAGCGCAGGAAGCGGCGGGGTTGCCTTTGTTTCCATCCCGCTCTCAAGAAATCGTTAACCAGCGGGATAAGACGCAATCAATCTGGCTGGACGGTGAGGAAGGCTGGAAGAAGCACAGTGACGGCAAGGCGGCTTCATGGCGTGACGCTACCGAGTTCCGAGAGTTCCAGCGGGCTTCTGTGCTCTCGTCGATGTTTGGGGATGCTGATCCTGTAGACGTGGCTAGCAATCCTAAAGCCTACCGGACGCGGCTAGGCCAGCAGCTCAAGCGGCCTGATCTCGGCACGGATGACGCGGCGTTTGATGCGTATATCACGAAGACTTTCCAGGAAGATCGTAAGAACCAGGCGCTCAAATACACCGATGAGAACTCTTTATACAGCGCGATTATAGAGGCAGCTCACGACCCGTCGAACAATCGGAGATCTGGAGGTACTGAGACTTTCCTCGATTGGGTTACTGCCAACTCCAAGAACATCCCAGCAGGCAAACTTAGCCAATGGAGCGAGGAAGCTAAAGCTGCGTTCCGAGTCCAGCGACAACGACGAGACTTAGCTCTCTCTCGTGCAAACAAGATCATCAACGCTGTAGAGAATGGCGAGCCTATCGAGACGGCTATTGCCCCTATGATGGGGCTCCATCCTGCTGACACTGCGCTGACTTACAACATGGTTCAGCATCTTGCTGGCGATGAGCGAGGGAAAGATAAAGGCGTTGGTGAGAAACTTGGTGAAAGCGTGGGTCGCCAACTCTTGCGCTTGGCGTCAGGGGTTACGGGTAGCATCCAGCAACAAGCGCAGCTTCCATTCAAGGAAGGGCAGGAAGTCTTCGAGGATCTGATCGGCAACCCCGACGAAATGGCGTTAGAACGTCAAACAGAATTGTCTAGGCCACCAGGGGCTAGCTTGCTTGGCGACGCGGCGCAATTCGCCAAAGGTCGTCGGCGCGTTAAGCTCACTGCCCAGCAGGCTCAAGCAGCAAACGACGCTCAGAACCGACTCCGGGAAGGGCGGCTGGTGCTGCAACAAATCCGAGATGCGGATAAGGGGATTCTCGATCCTGTCCGCAAAGATTGGTGGGGGGCACATATTCTTTATGGCGGTGCTGAAACCGTGACCTCAATGGCTAGCTATATGGTTCCGTTTGTTGGTGTCGGGGCGATCGCGCTAGCTTTCCAATCTGAAGCAGAAGACAAGCTGGTTGCTGCGGGTGCTTCACGCGATGACGCCAGGAAAGCTTCTGTTTACACGGCAGCGGGGCAAGTGGCTCTAGATAAATTCCAGTTAAGACTGTTCAAGAAAGTGCCCGGCATCGGGGGAGCGCTCAAGAAACTAGCTCAACGAAAGAATCCTCTATCGAACAAGACTCTAAAGTCGCTCGCTAAGGGTGCTGCTATCGTCGGCGCTGAGACAGGCATCGAATTACTTCAGGACCCTGGCGTATCTGCTGCGGTTCAAGATATCTTCGAGGGTTTAGGGGCCGATATGCCTGATGTTGATTGGGCGGAGATCTGGCAGGAAGTCAAAGACCAAGCGCCCGACGTGGCTCTTTCAATGATCATCCCTGCGGCATTAGGTGCGGGGTTCTTCGGTAGCTATGATCCGTCTGCGATTCCTCAGCAAGGGACTGGTCGAACAGTCATGGCGCAAGCCACAAAGTACGGCTATGACGCTGACCCTTACGGCGACACCAACTCGATCAACGGCATCGGTCACGCGAACAATCAGCTCGAAGAAGGGCTCTCGGTCGCGCTCTCACGCAAGACGGCGCGCAAGCTCGGGATCAAACCCAAGCAAACCACTGACTTACTTGTCACGCTCCCCGATGGAACTCAACTTTCTGCGCGATATGACGATACGATTCCTGGCCGCTATAAAGAAGACCGCATCGACTTTTACACACCATCTGGCGAACTCGCCTTTGACGGCCAACAGGTGCAAATATCGGTTGTCGGTGAAGGGGCCGAATCAATCAAGGATATTCAAGGAGGGCTAGATGATCCCGCTATCAATTCCGCTATCAATTCTGCGGCTGGGGTGCGGCAAGTCACGCGCGATGCCGATGGTTGGAGCGTCGAGCTGGAGTCTGGCGAATCGCTATCAGTTGATTCTAACGAAGCAGCATTGGCTTTGCGTGAGGATCTGCGGCAAGCGGCTACCGAGCGAGAGGCGCAAGCCATGGTGGACGTGCAGGATTACCTCCAATCTACGGCAACCGAAACAGAAAGCCTCGCATTCACGGGCGAACTAGCGACCGCATCCGACACGGGCGCGGTCACGCTCTCGCGTGATGGTGAAGTCACGCGAATCTTGGATGATCCGCGATCCATGGAAACCATGCGGGCTGAGCTTGATGCTTTGGCGACAGGCGACGCGGGCGCCGTAGGTCGTGAGATCGTCGCGGCGGTGAATGGGCTGAACGTGGTCGAGACTCGCGAGGGCGTTGCAACTTTAGCCTCCCAAGTCTTCCAAGGCGGCGGGATTAAAGCGCAGATCCATGAAACGGTAGAAGCGCGCTTTCGAGCGCTGCTCGCGAATGGAACCATCACGGAAGGCGAAAGCCTGTCATTTGTTCAAGGGATCGAGGAAGCGACTGGTGAGAAGTTCATTAAAGGAGAAGCGACGCCTGACGCGATCCGGGAAGCGGTTTCTGAGATCGCCGTTGCTGACTTCGTCTCTCGTCGTAAGAGCGACAAGCGACTACCAGGCAATGCGATCACGGCAGGCTTGGAAGAAATGATTCGCTCAGCGGCATCGCCAGCGGAAGCTAAGGCGCTCGGGAAGTTCCGTGCGTTCCTTCGGGCTGCGCGCGCGTTTTTCAAGGACGTCTTCAAGGCAGCGGCGGCGCTCAAGCGAGCCAGGGCAGAAGGCAAGCTAGAGAACGAGCAAGAGTTTTTGGATCAGTTGTTAGGCCTGGAGCCTCAACGCCAGCATAATGAGGCGGTTGTTAAGGAGGCTGACCCTGATTACATTCCGCCAACGGCGGAAGAGGAAGCTGATGGGATTGCGTTCTCGATTTCGACAGAGCAGTCGCCTACCGGTGACGGTCCGACGGTCACCATTGCCCCGGTGCGCAAAGACAACCTCGATGCAGCAATGGCCCTTCGGAATAAGATGGCCGATGGCACCGGAGTTTGGAACAAATCAAGTAAGCGAGCCAATGTTAGCGTTGGGCGCACGCAAATCCAAACAACACCAGAAACTCAACTAATCGAGGGCGGAGACGTTTCGGTCATTGGCCCGGCATCATTCTCTATATCTGCGTTTCACGGGACTCCTCATGAAGTAGATAAGTTTAGCACCAAGAACATTGGCACGGGCGAAGGCGCTCAGGCGTATGGATGGGGGCTTTACTTTGCGGAGAGTGAGGATGTGGCTAAAGGATACCAAAAAGCTTTATCTGCTAATATAGCCACTATTGATGGGGAAAAAACACCTCAAGATTGGGGGGAGATTACGGGACTTTCCTCGCTTTCGGGTGCTGCATTAAGGTCTACCAATGGGAATAAGCAGGTTGCGCTAAAGAAATTAAAGGAAAGACTCTCTAAAGCTAAGCGCAGAGCCGAGTTGCGCGGAACCGACGGCAGTGTGTCAGTGGTAAAACAAGCCATTGCAGAGCTAGAGGCATTTAATCAAAGCCGATTAAACATTAAACAAGGCTCCCTCTACACCGTAGACCTCAACGTCGAGCAGGACGAGCTACTTGACTGGGACCAGCCGCTGAGTGAGCAGAGTGAGTTAGTTAGGAAGGCAATCGGTTACGTGGAGCGAAATCTCGATGCGGAGGTGGCTCTACTGAAGAAGGCAAAGGAGGAGGGTTGGATTGATTCCGAGAGGTGGAAGAGGGAAGAGAAAAAAATGTATGAGACGATTGATGCAGCCGCCGAGTTCTCAGGGAAGGACGGGGCAGAGTATTACCGCGACTTTCTTCCCAGAGGGGGAGGCAAGGAAGCCTCCGAAGCCCTAGCAGCAGCAGGCATTAAAGGAATCAAATACCTAGACGGCAACAGCCGATCCGATGGGGAAGGTTCTTATAACTATGTGATTTTCGATGACGCCGATATTGAGATCACAGAAGAGAATGGCAACCCGGCAACGCAAGAAGCCTTCAGCGTCTCATCCGAAGAATACCTGGAACGAGTAGCGCAACGAGTACAAGATCAAGGAATTACGTTCTCGGTCTCTCTTATTCCTGATGACGCCACAATGGGCGGCGATGGGGCGTTTGATGTCGAGGATGATTCTCTAAACGGGGGAACCTACGACGTAGAGGGAACCAAGGCATGGATGGGGCCAACTGGGCTCCTTGTTCCCGTGGGCGAGGGCAACACTCACAATCTAGAGGCTTACGAGCAACTTGTTGGGGAGTCGCCGCAAGACTCCTTGTATGAAATATTAAAGGACAATGATTTAGATTGGCCGGAAACGGGAGATCCTTCAGAAATTGATTTTGATGAAATTGAGAATGAGGGCGAGAGAGAAAACGCCATCTCTCTCGCCGCTATGATAGAGCATTCCGATGATCTTCAAGCATTCGATATCGCCATTGATCAAGGGTGGGTTGCTGTCAGGCAGAAGGGTAATAAGCTTTACGCTCAAGGTGACAAGTTAAGTAGGAAACAAGAGTCGAATCTTAAGGATTTGGCCATGTTTCATGAGTGGGAATTTATCGACGACACTTCAGGCGCCTTACCAAAGGCCGGACTTGGTTCATCCTTCTCTATCTCTTCCGAAGAATACCTAGAGCGCGTCGCCCAACGCGTCGCCGGAATCACACGCGCGCCGAAAGAGCGCCTTGAAGCCTTCGAGCGCTCACGTGCTCGCCTCTCCGATCTCGCTTCCTCTCTCCGCTCTGAAGACAACGTCAGCAAAGCACTTTCAAAGAACGCCATTCGCAAAGAGAAGCAGATCCGCAAGGCGGCAGATATCGAAGAGCGAGTAGAGCGCATCCATGAAGCCAATCCAATTCTTGAGCAAGAAGACTTAGCAAGCCTCCGCTCTAATCCCCTGATCGAATCCCTCGCGCTGAAGAGCAAGGGGCCTGTGCGGCTCAATATTCTCTCGCGCTCAAGGGCAGCCAGGCGGCCAGGGTTCGGCGGCATGCATGGCGACTATGATGGCTCGCATGCAATTCCTGGTCACCTCTTTGGCGGCACGGACGCTAGTAGCGCTCCTGATATCGTCGCGCAATCCGCTTTCGATTCCGGCCTGATCGCCTCCCCTACCCCTGACGCTCTCTGGCAAGAGATCGAGCGCGCCATGCGGGAAGCGGCAACTAATAAGGAATCCTTATCGGTTGCCAGACAGGAAATCGCCAGCGCGAAACGCATTGCCCAGAAAGAAGCGGACGCTTGGGAGGCCGAGCAACTCGCGACGCTACCACGCCGACAGAAGAATACGGCGACTAAGGATCTAGAAACGGGCATTCGTTCTCTCGATGCTCTATTGTTAGGCTTACCTGCGGAAATCCGCGCAAAGGTTGGCGGCTTCTCGAAGATGGCGAAACTTCGGACCAATGAGGCGCGCGAGGCTCACCTGAGGGAGAAGGTAGAGCGAGCCGACAGAGAGCTTGAGCGCTACCTGGTTGAGCAATATCGCGAGGATCTCACAACCATTCTCGATAAAGCCACGCCAAAGATGAAAGGCGGCGAGCGTCCTTCTGGTAACCTGGGGGAAGCTGGGCATCGTTTCTTCGATCAGGTTCGCGAGGTTGCGGGTCTCACTGAGGCCGAGATTGAAGCCGAGCGCGCGAAGGTCGCGACACTCCAACAAGAGGAAGAGAATATTGAGAGCGCTGAGCGGATGGCGGATCTCTTCGAGCAAGAGCAGATCCTTGACGCGTTCGGTGGGGCACTGACTCACATGGATGCGGCTGGCTTGGCTCAAGCACTCTATCAAGCTCAGTCTGTCTTTACCGAGAACCGGAACAAGTGGCGGATGGTCGAAGAGCAGCGGCTCAAAGAGGTGGCTGATCTACGCTCCGAGATCATCAGCAAGCTTGGGCAACCTACCGTCAGAAAGAAGCTCGCAGAGATCAGGAAGCGGGACTCTAAGCTGAAGCGCCTCGACGATACAGCGATGGGCTTTATTTCGTGGGTGCAAACCCTGGAAGCTATACTCGGGGTCAATCATCCCTTGGTGAAGCGATGGAACGAGGCCGTTGGCGACGCGCAGGCGCAGAAGACAGATGCTATGATCGTGATGAATAAGCGACTCGAAAGAGTCGTGCGAGAGGCCATCGGCGGGAAAGCCTCCCAGCTAGACGCCATGCAATGGATGTGGGATCTCAACAACAAGCCAGCGGTAACTGTGTCGATTAAGCGCGGTAGCAATGAGGACGGATCGCGTGCCCAAACAGGGCGACGTGTTCCGGTCGACGTCGCGCTGCGAGTCATAGAGGACAGCCAACAAGCGACCACGTTAGGATTCACTCCTGCGGATGTCGGCGCGCTCAAGCAACTCTTCGAGACGAACAAGAACGAGCGGGAATTCTTCGCGTTACCGGGCGACTACGAGCCGGGCACGCCTGAGCTTGTGGAGCTTACGGAAGCGGAAGCGCTTACAGTGTCCCTCCTTTCCCTTCAGGATCAGTACGCGGAGAATCTGGAGAAGTGGGGCTACGATCAAGAGGTCTTGGCGGCCATCGAGGAAAGCCTAAGCAAAGAAGCGAAGCAGATCCGGCAATGGATGCTCAACGAATACGCGGAAGGCTGGGAGCCGATGAACCGGGTTTTCTCGCGTATGTATGGTGTGGCTCTGCCTCAGATAGGCAATTACTCGCCCGGCAACTTCGAGCACATTGGAGCCGACAGGGAAATGGATGCTTTCGGAGAAGGGCTCATGCCTACCGGGGGTATGCGTAACGGATCGCTGAAGACCAGAAAGACGCATCGGGCTGAGCCTCGCATAGTTTCGGCGCTCGGCGTCTACACGTCGCACGTTGCGCAGTCCGAGCACTTCCAGGCATTCGCCGAATTAACAAGGGAACTCCGGGGAGTCTTCGGCCATCCCGCAGTGAAGGGCGCTATTAAGTCAAGTGCCGGGGAGGAAGCTTCGGGCAAGGTCTTGAAGTGGATCGAGGTCATGGAGTCCAACGGCCTACAGAATCCAGCCGGTAAAGATGAGGCGACCGACAAAGCCAAGCGTTTGCAGGGTCGACTCGCCAGGATCGCTCTTGCGGGCAAGCTCGGGACGCTCATGGTGCAATCGACAGCGGCCATGGCATCAAGTGCGCGCATCGGTCAGCAAGCGTACTGGGCGGGCTTTGCCCGGATGATGACGGGCCAGGGACATTACCGGGAATTCTTGAACTCTCCGATGATCCGCCGCCGCATCGAGGCGGGCGCTTCTCCGGCTCAGCGGGCGGCGGCTTCGCGGGTCATGGATCGGCGGCCAACAAGGGCGGCTCAAGGAGAGCTTTGGCTAATGGATCTCATAGGACGGGTGGACGGCGGATTTACAGCGGCGTCTGGCGCGATTGCTTACGATTATCACTTGAGGCAACTGACAGAGGCGGGCATGCCTGAGACGACTGCCAAGGCGCAAGCCATGCGCGAAGCTGAAGACGTGGTCAGGCGGACTGCTCAACCCGTCGAGTCTACCGACAAGAGCCTAACGGAGCTGCAGCCCGATGCCTTTGCTCGTTACTTCCTGTTGTTTGCCAGCGATGCTCGCAAGAATGCCGCAATGGTATTGGAGCCTCTGCGGCGCGCGATGGCTCCACGTCAAAGCAGAAAGCGAACTCGGGCCAAGGAAATCCTGCGCGATAAAGATTTCTGGCGCGCGGCCATGTTTACCAATGTTCTCGCGGGCGGCATGGCCTATTTGATTCGTTCGGCCTGGTGGGATATGCGCGATGACGACGACTATGAACTGTTCGATGATAAGCATTGGAGCGCTTGGGCTGCGCTGAGGGCAATGTCCTTTGCCCCCCTGGAAGGCTTCCCGCTTGTGCGCGATGTCGTGTCGAGCTTTAAGGGCGGCCCGTTGGATGGGTTAGATCGGGCGCTCGGGCAAATTACAACTTTACTGGAAGATATATTTAAGCGCGATCTCGGTTCTACTCCTATCGAAAGAATCGAAAGGACCGCAGTGGCCACAGCCAACGCCTCGGCGCTGCTTTCTGAGCGGGCCGTCCCGGTGGCGGTGGCGGCTAACGTCTTCGATCAGCTTTTCGATGTGATAGATAACACCTTCGATGATTCTGAGGAAGCCGGAAAGAAAGAGCGTGCTAGACAACGCGCTGAATAATTGTTAACGTCAACTCAACGATGCGAGCATGATAGCAACTCAGGAAACATACCAACAGTACGTTGGAACGGGCGCGACTGGCTCTCAGTATGCGCTGCCGTTCAAGTTCCTTAGCCCTGGGCATATTAGGGTGCTTGTGGACAACATTGCTTACGTTGGGAATCACTCCGTCATCGGCGCTGGCGAAGAGAGCGGCGGCTACGTAATCATCGACGCGGCGATTCCCACAACGTCCACAGTGAGAGTTGAGAGGCTGACGCCTATCCTCCAGCCATACGCCTACGAGGAAGGGGATAAGCTGAGCGCAGACACTGCCGAAGAGAATCACGATAATACGATTCTCGCCATGCAAGATCTTCACCGGACTTTTCTAGAAGAGTATGTTAGACGCTCGACGCTGGCTGTAGGGGCCACTGGGGCCACTGGGCTGGCAGGCTTGCCAGGAGATACCGGGACAGTTGGTGCCACCGGCCTGACAGGGGCACCAGGTTCACAAGGCCTCCAGGGTCTGACAGGGCCACAAGGAGCACAAGGAGTGCAAGGTGCCACTGGGCCAAAAGGTGACATTGGCATCGGCCTGCCTGGTGCCAATGGAGCAGCAGGGGTTCCAGGGGTGGCAGGGGCACCAGGGCCACAAGGAGCACAAGGGCCACAAGGGCCACAAGGGCCTCAAGGAGCACAAGGGCCACAAGGTGCCACTGGCATCGGCCTGCCTGGTGCCACTGGAGTGCAGGGGCCACAAGGTTCTGTAGGCCCACAAGGGGCACCAGGGCCAGCATCGACTCAAGGGGCCACTGGAGTGCAGGGGCCACAAGGAAACACAGGATTAACAGGGCCACAAGGGGCACCAGGGCCAGCAGCGACTCAAGGAGCCACTGGACTAACAGGCCCACAAGGCCCAGCAGGCCCACAAGGGAGCAAGGGGGATACCGGAACACAAGGGGCCACTGGAATACAAGGCGCAATCGGCCCAGCAGGCCCACAAGGAAGCAAGGGGGATACCGGAACACAAGGGGCGACTGGTGCCACCGGCCTGACAGGGCCACGAGGCCCAGGTGGGGCACAAGGAAGCAAAGGAGACACAGGAGAGACAGGAGAGACAGGCGTACAAGGCCCAATGGGGCCAGGTGGAGCAGTAGGGCCACAAGGAGCCACTGGAGTGCAGGGGGCGACTGGTGCCACCGGCCTGACAGGGCCACGAGGCCCAGTAGGGCCAGTAGGGCCACAAGGAGCCACTGGCTTACAGGGGCCCACTGGGCTAACGGGACCACAAGGCCCAGGTGGGGCACAAGGAAGCAAAGGAGAAACAGGCTTACAGGGGCCCACTGGGCTAACGGGACCACAAGGAAGCAAGGGGGATACAGGGGAATGTGTTTGCGATTGTCCTGACACTCCTGCAGGTGGTGCCCAGGCGCAGGACTACAATTTACACGTGGCCACTGATGGCACACCCACATGGACAGAGGACACCGGAGGGGCTCAAGGCGACACTGGGCTCACAGGACCACAAGGGAGCCAAGGTGACACTGGAGCCATGGGGCCAACAGGGATGGGACTTGAAACCAGTTCTTTGCCACCTACTGGGAATGGCACGGGGCTCTACGTAGACAAGAACACTAAGAAGGTTTATGAGGGGACAGCAACAGGATACAATCTGCTTGGCTTACTCACATGATGAAATATAGGCTGCACGTTCTCGGAGTTCCTCACACCATCACTAATGCAGATTTCTGTGCCTGTGCCTACACGCAAAAGGCCCGTCTATTCTGCCGCATGATGCATGAGCGTGGGCATCACGTCATCCACTACGGGCATCCTGACTCGGATGTTGAGTGCTCAGAGCATGTTGACGTGATTACCAGGGAGACATTTAACAGGGTTTACGGGGAACATGATTGGAAGACTCACCTTTTCAGTTTCAGCCACGAGGATGAGGCCTATCAGGAATACTATCGGCGAGCGAATGCGGCCCTATGGGAAAAGCGAGCAGGCAAACTCTGGACGAATGAACCCTGCACTGATTTCCTCCTCCCATTCTGGAATGGCCTGAAACCGATAGCTCAGGCGCACTCTGATATGATCGTGGTCGAGCCTGGGATCGGCTACAGCTCAGGGCACTATGCACCATACAAAGTTTTTGAGTCTCACGCTCTTATGCATGCCTACTATGGTCTAGACGGGGCACGCATCGGCTATATGTCCTGGCAGAATACTGTCATCCCCAATTACTTTGATACTGATGAGTATCGCTACTGTGAAGAGAAGGAGGATTATCTGCTCTTTTTGGCCAGGGTAGGAGATGCCAAGGGAGCTGACATTGCTATTCAGGTAGCTGAGAAAGCGGGGCGTCCGCTTCATGTTTATGGGCAAGGGATGGACGAATTCAAAGCAGATTATGAGAAGGCCAACGGGCCGACTAGTCTTATCCACTGGAAAGGGTACGCTGATATTGAGACACGGAGACAAGCCTTCTCGAAAGCGCATGCTCTGATTCTCCCAGGGAAATACCTGGAGCCCTTCGGGGGCACTCAGGTGCAAGCCCTGCTTTCAGGCACTCCCCTGATCACGTCTAATTGGGGCGCTTATGCGGAAGTCAACGATGAAAGCGTGGGGTTCCGATGCAATACGTTTCGAGAATTCGTTGAGGCTGTTGAGGGAGTGGCCGAGATTGATCCTGCTGCCTGCAGGAAGCGTGGTGAACGCTATACCCTGGAGGCCATTGCACCACAGTACGAGAAATACTTTCTAGGGCTTATGGACCAGAGAACCGGTAAAGGGTGGTATGCCGCCTAGCGACCATTTCGCTAACTATCAAGCTCCGCAAAAACTGCAGTCTAATAACAACCAACCAACTAGAACAAAATGAAATCCTGGACGACTTCTTTACTTGGCATCCTTAGTGCGGCGGCCATTGCTATTCCTCAGCTCATTGCGTTATTTGACGGCGATGCTTCCACAATTTTCGATTTAGGCAGTTTCTTTGCGGCTCTCGGCATCGGGGGCGTAGGGGTGGCGGCTCGCGATAACAACGTTTCTTCCGAGCAGGCGGGAGCGAAATAATGGGTCTGCTAGCGAGCGCGAAAGCGCTCTTTGGGTTGCTCACGCGCTGGATTGAGTGGCGTATTGTTAGTTACGAACTTTTGATTTTAACAAGCATTGAAGGCCTCGAGGATGAAATTGCATCGCTATCTGTTAACCCCTGCCCTTCTGATCTGCTCACTATTCGCGAGCTGCAGTCACGCAGACAAGCGCGCCTTGAACTCCTCCGCCATGTACGCGCCTCCGGTGCTCACTCTTAAGGCAGGTACGGAATACAAAACGAAAGAGGGTGTCATCACCTTCCGGGAAGAGCAGCGATTCTATAGCGCATTCGAATTGGCGAGGCTTTTGCTGATCAATAACCTACAGGACAGCGGCAAGTGAAGACGCCCCAACTGCAAGAAAAGAAGATTCGTGGCATATTGGAAGCTAACGGGGTGAACCAGGATCGGGTCGCGGTTGTGGCGGTTCGCGGCTACTATCTCGATTCCATGGGGAAGCCTGGCCGCAATGATCGCGGTATCTATGATGATGCGCAGTTCATCGTCTGGCCGGATGGGATCGCGCGCTTTCAGGGTAATACTGATCCGAGTCGATACCGGACAGGAAGCGGCTATGGGAGCCGGAAAGGGATGGCGGTGCTTAAGACGGGTATGCATATCTTTGGCACCGGAACGCATCGCGGCACGCTTGCGTTCCGGCAATGCGAGCCGTTCACGGTCTTGCGGGACGGGGACAGCGGCCCCTATGAGGATAAGGGGTGGCATGCAATAAACTGGCATCGAGGCGGCTACTCGGGGACGTCGTCTCTAGGTTGTCAGACAACTCCTCGAAACGTCTTCCTGAAGACGTTGAGGCCCCTAATGTATAGCCTGTTGCATCAATACAAGAACACCAGGCGGCGGAACGATTGGGGGCAACGAGTTCGTTGTTTCCCTTACCTGCTGATCGCAGAACAAGAGCGAAGGCGGGGCAACCTGATCGTTTCGCGGCGATATTTATAGCTTATGATTGATGAACCTAAAGAGGTGGCGGTGTTGTTGGTGAGTGGCTTTTTTGGAAGCCTAGCGCGGCTAATATTATCCCCTGAAAAATGCATAAAGCGTTGGCTTGTACGGTTCGTTGTGGGGGTCTCATGCGCAGTCTTTTTGGGGGGATTTATTGGCCAACTGCTATCTAATTGGTTCTCTGTCCCTGCGACTGAAACAATAGCGGCCAGCGGATTTTTAGTGGGCGTGACAGCGGAGAGGCTCATTGAGTTGGCGCAAGCGCGCATCGAACTCAGCAAACAGAAGCGCTAAACCATTCCCCCCCCCCTAGTACACCAAGAGATAGAGGGGAGGATAGATTTCGAAGAATCCGTCCTCCCTATTTGAAGAGCTAATCCGGGGCACATGGGGCAGATACGGGTGATTCTCCCTTTTGTTTCTACGCGCGCACACATGTACAACTAATGGGGAAATGGGCCCACATCTGCCCCATGTGCCCCGCCCAGTATCTAGTAGCCGTGCAACTCGGTCGTTGGGCTTCTGGTTTAGTGTTCTGCGTTTGTTCTTCAAAATAATTATAGCTCGGGAATGGACGAGAAAGGAACAACTCGCTAATCCTGCCATACAGGCGGCCTTGCTTAGTATCACGCAGCCTGGTGCAGTCTAAATAGCGGGTTCGAATCCCGCCGCCCCGACCATTTTAACACTGTAAAACAAGGGCTTGGCTTGGGTGTTCTTCAAATGTGCCTAGGGGGGGGTACTGACAAAACTGACAAAAGGGCTTCTGTCGGCTTTGTCGGCGAGGGACTAGGGCCTATGAAAGCACAACAAACAGAGCCCTCTCTATGTGATAAACGCGTGGAAATCGGGGCTCCCAATCTCCACGCATGTGCTCAGAGATCCTACCATCCCTTCGCCAATTGTAGGGAAAGTAGGTATTGTAGGTGTAGATGCTCCCAGGAATCACTTATCCTAAAAACCATTCACTATAAACCTCTGGAGTGATTTAAGTACTTAAACCTCTGGAGTGATTTAAGTACTTAAACCTCTGGAGTGATTTAAGTACGTTTCAATTATGCGTGCCTATGAAAGCAGAACAAACCGGGATGGCATTATGATTATTTATAGCAAAACTGTTAAGGTTACACGCCCCCGTGAGATGTCACAGGGAACCCGTGGGATGTCGCACAATTCTCTAAAGTCAACCTCGCTCTTGGGGCATCAGGCTGAACCACGCTTCCCCATCTTCCTGACTTTTCGCGTCGTGGTAACTCTTCTTCGCCTCGCTCTCTGAGTTTCCGGCTTCCATCGCTGCCCTGGCAATCCCTGCTTGGGCTGCTCGGTAGGAGATGAAAGAGTCTCTGAGCGCGTTTCTGCGCCACCCTCCGACTAGTTTCCCGATGCGCTTTGTCTCTGCATCCTCTCCGTGTCGCGTCTTGTCTGGTGGCTTGTGGTGGCCAAGTTGCGATCCTTCGCATTTATTCAGCCACGCTCTGAGGTTCGGGCGCATCTCAATCACTCGCCGTTGGCCCGTCTTTGATGTCTCGGGCCTGATCGTGAGCAATCCCCTTTGGAGATCGATATCTGACCATAGCAGCGGGCTCTTGCGACTCGTCGGGACGGGGTGCATTTCCTCGTTGCGGATACCAGCGAAACCAGCGAGCACAAGCCAAGGGAGGTAGTGCGGCTGCACGGCATCAAGCAAGATCTGCATTTCTTCGGGCGTGTACGTCAGCGGAACCTTTCTTTCCGTGATCGGCTTAGCCATCTTCTCGGCTTCCGTTGTTCGGTCTGGCACATAGTCACGTGCTCGGCACCATCGCCAGAACGTCACCACGGAGGCTCGGCGGTTCTGACGTGTCCGCGCGGCCAGGTGTCTGATCTGGGACAGCCAGGCGTCCAGCTCGGTAACGGTTATCTGGTCGAGCTTTACAGATCCAAGATCCGCAACCAACGGTGTCAGGTTCTTCCTGAGCGTCATTAGATTCCGGGGGCTTCTGCCTTGGTTCGCTGCTTTGATTTCTAGGAACTCTGTCACGGCATCGGCTAGCAAGACGGACTTGCGAGCGGCGATCCTTCGCAGGGTCTCGATATGGCTCCACGTAGGATCCAGCGCGAGAAACGCAGCAACTAGGCTGCGCCTCTCTGGCGTCATTTCGGAGAGGTCTAGCGTGCCGTTGTGGATCTCTAGGGCTTTTGCGCGAGCTGCTGTGATGGCGTCCTGCTTTGTCGCGCGTGTTCCATACCGGCGTTTGCCGTTAGTGTCATACCAGGCCCATCGCCAATAGTCGCGGCCCGATGGGTGTCGCCACGGGTAGACGGTCAGCGAGACCGTACCAACTTTGATTTTTTTTCCTTGCATGCTACCGCCTGATACCATACGGGACGGGAAGAACAACAGAAGAACATGCCCGCAAACCGCAACAGTTACTTCAAGGAATACATGAGGCGCTATCGCGCTGAGGTGCTCGCTGAAGACGAGGAGCACCTAGCTAAGGAGCAGGCCAGGAAAGCAGCGTGGTACGCGGCGAACAAAGAGAAGAAGGCGGAGGCGCAGCGGAAATACAGAGCGCGCAAGAAAGCCGAGCAGGAAGAAAACCTAAAAAATAATAAGCCTTCGTGATCGCAGCCCAAACCTCTAAAAAACCACGCCTCGCTCGCACGGTAAACCCAACTGCGAAAGCTGTGCTAGCAGGTTCTGTCAGCATGCGCGATGTCATGGCGGCGGCACGCTCCTTGCGGGCCGAGGGCATGGTTTGGGCTGATGCTCTATCATGGGCGCATCAGTGCAAGCGCGAATGGGTGGCGGCGAAAGCGGCGGAAGACAACGCGCGTCGCTTGGCGTATTTCGCTAGCCACAAGCGGCGCCGGAAAACGGTTCTCTCTCGCGGTGCGGTGTGCCATGAGGGCGCATCGCTTGCGGGCGGTGAGGTGTTTGAGTATTTCGATCCTCGTTTGGCGGCCAGGATCAGAGAGAGCCGACTTTAGGCCAAAGCGTCATTGTTCAGCCTGCGAGGAGACGCAGGTTTTGATGAGTTCGGCAATTTTTTCTTCTGGCGACCTTTTCTCGCGGCAACAGAGCGCCCGGAACGCCTCGAACGTTTCTAGATCGATCTGCGGGTTGATCGATCTTCGGCCAATCATGAGTTGATTGATGATGGTGGCGGCGGAGGCATTTATGGGTCGCCCAGCACTCAACCAGTTGTCGACAGTCTTTTTAGAGACTCCGCACTGGGCGGCCAGCCACGAGCGGCTATGCCCCCGTTCTTTGAGCCAGTCTTTAACGAGTTGGTTTTTTATCATTGGTAAGCCTCTTTTAAATTGCCCTAAAAGCAAATTTTCTGTTGAAAGTTACCCGATTGGCATAATTCATATGCCTCACAAGCAAAGTTTTACAACTCAAACATTGAATATGAACATATCTTTAATTTTTGAAATAACTGAAACAGAGGCGCTCAGCGCGTCTGTGTTGAGCGAATTTTGCGCTCTTGCGGAGAGCGAGGGACGCTCGCCAGAACAGAAAATGGCTGAACTCATCAAGGAAGCTGTAAAGGAGGGCAAAGATGACTATTGATCTATCCGCGCAAGAACGGCGCGCGATGATTAACGAGGCCGCTTCCCTGGTGGCCTCGAAAATCATAAAACAGTATCGCGACGATCTGGAAGTGCTTTCGGCTGCCCAGGTGTGCGGGATGCTCGATGTCACGCCGAAAACGCTTTCATTATTGCCAATTCCGAAGATTGACCTGCTAGGCAACGCAAGGGCGATCAGGTACCGCGCTTCTGAGGTTGTGGGTTATTTGGAGAGCAAAACAATCAAACAATCATGAAGCTAGCTCCGGTCTTGGCGTTGTGCTTGGTGTTCTGGTATAGCCTGGTGCTGCTGGCGCGCTGTGTTATAACGGCGCACGTTGAGTATCAGGATAGATCCCTACAAGTGAGGGGGGACAAATGATTAACCTAAAAAGGCTGCCCGGCGCGACAGAGCAGGAGGTTTTCGATCAGTTAGTGCGGCACTTGCTTACGCAGAACCAGCGATCAGCGGATGAGACTGGCGGTGTGTGCCTGTACCGCAATGGCGCGCTGATGTGCGCAGCGGGTTGCCTAATATCCGCAGACGAATACAGCGCAGAAATAGAGAGCGAGAGCTGGAGCCAGCTAATCAAAACCAACCAGGTGCCTGATGCCCATAGCGGGCTGATCAACAGGCTGCAAGCCACTCATGATTGGGTTCCTATAAACTGCTGGAGAGACGAGCTGCTAGATATAGCTGAAGCTTTCGATCTGAGCACCGATGTTTTTGTAGGCCTGTGAGTAATTATCAATGTCAGAAACCATGCCAGAAACACAACTAGAAATGAAAGACGCGAGCCTATTCGCGAACGCAGCCAATTTTGAACTGGCGCAACGACAAGCGCAGATGCTCTGCTCATCGGCGCTTGTGCCTAAAGAATTCCAAGGCCGAAGCAATTTGCCTAATTGTATCATTGCTCTGGAAATGGCGCAGCGCATGCAAGCTAGCCCGCTAGCAGTGATGCAAAATCTGTACATCGTCCACGGAAAGCCTAGCTGGTCTTCTCAGTTCATCATTGCCGCTATCAATGCGACAGGAAAGTTTTCGCCGCTACGATTCGAAATCACGGGGGAAGGTGACGCCGCGTCATGTGTCGCGTGGGCGGACGAGAAGAGTGGCGGGGAGCGCCTAGAAAGCCCGCCAGTGTCAATCAACATGGCGAAGGCCGAGGGTTGGTATCAAAAGAACGGCTCGAAGTGGAAAACAATGCCAGAGCTTATGCTTAGGTACAGAACAGCCACCCTCTTTGGCCGCCTCTACGCTCCTGAAGTGCTTATGGGGATGAAGACGTATGAGGAAGCGGAAGAGATCACCTTGCGGCCTATTGAGGCGCGCGAGGTGGAATCTCAGCTTGAAATTGATCCTTTTGAGAAAACAGGCACAAAGGAAAATGGGGAGGAGTTGCCCATATGAGCGTAGCGCTAGCAATACGCCTAAAGGGCGAGGTCGTGGAGTCCAATTTGCCAGAGTTTCGGGCGTTTGTGAGCGAGCGCCTCAAGGAGGTTAACACTGAGCTTTCGTCTGACGAGGATTTCGGCCAGGCTGAGGTAGACGTAAAAACACTCACTGACCTACAGGGCAAAATTAAGGCGGCTCGGAATAAAGCAATTGACGAAGCCGGGCGGTTGACTGCAGTCCTGAACGAGCTTGACGAGACAGAGGAGGATGTGCGCCAGGTGCGCCTGAATCTCGATAAAGCCGTGAAGGCTCAGAAGGCAAAAATTAAGGCAAGCATCATCGATCAAGCTGTTGCGCTCTTCGTCAAAGAGAGCGGACTCACTGAGTCGCGAGCCTCGGCTGTGCGCGGTCTGGTTGTGGGGGCGGTTAAGGGCAAACGGACACTTGAGTCCATGCGATCCGCCGCCGATGTCGCGATCAAAACGAAGCTGGGCGAAGTCTCCAAGTGCCGTGAATTGCTGGTGGCATTTGCCGATGCGGACCAATCGCGGGAATCTCTGATCAGCGATTTCAACGGGCTCCTTTGCTATGATCCGTCTGCGCTGCCCGCAGAACTAGAAAATCGGGTCATGCGCTATGAAGCCTTGCAGGCAAAAGCCAAGGCAGAGGCAGCGGCGGCGGAAGCTAAGAAGGAAGCAGCGGAAGCCAACAAGCCTCCTGCTGCGCCCATCGAGAAAAAAGAGGGGAGCGCTCACTTTCCAACGCCACAATCAGCAGCCGAAGAGTGGGCAGACTACAAGGCGGCACTCTTTCGCGCGCTCGCTAGCGTGAAGGCTCACAGAGAAGCGCTGAAGCATGAGGCGAATCAGCTCAAAAGTGAAGCATTCACGTTGAAGGTTCAAGCAGCATGGACTGACATAAATAAAAACTAATTTAATATTCTGCTTATGACAATTCTACCAGACTTGGCTCAGGGCTCTGAGCAATGGTTTGCCGTGCGTTCGGGGCGTCCAACGGCTTCTGAATTTTCTCGAATCATCACGTCGACGGGAAAAGACTCCTCCCAATGGGGAGGCTTCGCAGTTGAGCTATGCGCGGAATGTCTACCTCCATTCGAGGTGAAGTTCGAAGGGAACTACCATACCGACAGAGGCAACGAGCTAGAACCAGAGGCGCGGGATCTGTTCGCCCTTGAGATGGGATTCGGGGTGCAAGAGGTTGGGTTTATTACTCGTGACGATGAAATAGCGGGGTGTTCGCCTGACGGGCTGGTCTATAAAGAAGGCTCAGAAGAGCCGTTAGCGGGCCTAGAGATCAAGTGCCCAACAAAGAAGAATCACGCAATGGATCTGATTGCGGGCAAACTACCAGACAAGCATAAGCAGCAAGTGCATGGTGCTCTGGCCGTCACTGGCTTGGATTACTGGTATTACATGAGCTATTGTCGTGGGCTCAAGCCTCTCATTGTGCGAGTAGAGCGGGATTCCTACACGGAGAAAGTTAGTTACGCATTGGACCGTTTCCTCGTTTACTACGAACAGAAGAGAAAAGAGATAATGCCAATATTAAAAGGATTGTAAGCATGGAATTATTTGACGAAGCCGAAGTATCGAGCCTGTCACCGAAAGCTCAGTGGATGGTTAAGCACCGCATTAGCACGTTTGCGCCTTTGCCTGATGCGGCGGATGATCGTTGGCAGGCAACAGCGCCAGGAATTGTGGTCAAGGGTGGGACAGAGGAAGAAGCTCTGCTGAATCTAGCATTGAAACTCAAACTCACTTATTACAAATGAGCGCGCTAGACCCAAGAGGGCGAAAGCCCATTAAGCCAACGACGGCGAAAAAGTTAGGGTTGCACTCTGTCACTCGGCCATACCTGGAGAGCGAGATGTGGATGGCGGAGAATGCGCTGATGGACCTGCGTCGGTCGAACATCAAGGCCCGGATCGTGCAATCTCCGGCGGATATTAAGGGTGCCGTGGAGGTCTGGAGGAAGTGAGGCAGGTGAACGGAAAGGGTGAGGCACCCGATTGTATTCCGGTTTCGCGTTCGATTACATTGTGCGGCGTGCCTCACATCGTAACAGACCACGATGGCCAAGTCATCTTCGAGAACGATTCAGGCGTCTGGGGATGCCACGACAGGTTCACCTTCCAGTGGAATGGGGTGGGATGGGATATGGTCGATTTCGATACATCGTCCGGGAGGCTATACGCTCCGCACATCCGAGCGGCTTTGGAGTGGGTAGAGCGGTGGTATGAGATAGAATGGAACGACGGCACGGGAACCGTTCGATTGAAGGAGAACGCCAATGTCCACCCACCCGACGAAGGAGGGTTGGGTGCGACTTCTTGTTCTCCTTCTTAATTTTAGAACCGATAAATGAATCATGAGCTACACCTATTTGCAGGCTGCGGGGGAGGAATCCTCGGCGGCATCCTTTGCGGACATCAACCCTGTTGCGCTGTCGAACTTGAACCATACGCCAGGAGTGTCCTCATCCAGCGGCAGCGAGACGGGATACTCCCATGGTTCCCTGTTTGGGGTGATGTCTCAACCTTCGACGGGAAACCGTGGAAGGGGATCGCAGATGTCGTCTGCGGAGGTTTCCCATGCACTGACATCTCCTGCGCCAACCAAAAAGGAGAAGGGACAGATGGCGAACACTCCGGTCTCTGGAGGGAAATGGCACGGATCATTGGCGAAGTGGAACCCCGCTTCGTCTTCGTGGAAAACTCCCCAAACCTCGCTTCTAGAGGGCTTGGACACGTTCTCGGAGACCTGGCCGAAATGGGGTATAATGCTGCATGGGGAGTGCTCGGCGGTGACGATGCCGGACTGCTTCACCGGAGAAAGAGGATGTGGATTGCTGCCCACTCCTCTGACCAACCCGTCGAAAAGGACTTTGGACGAAACTGGGAGCAGCGTATCCGCGAAAGGGCAGCGCTATGGCGTAAGCCTGTGGCAACTGGCTGGAGGGCAACCATGCCCCCAATTCCAAGAATGGCTGATGGGCTGGGTAACGGGTTGGAGCGCAATCGAGCCATTGGCAACGGACAGATTCCGGCTGTGGCTGCTGGCGCATGGGAAATCCTCACCGGAACAGAGCTCTGATTCTTTGGAGAACGCCAAGGGTGAGGCACCGCCCCGATAAGTAAACTACACTTTACCTAATGACGACGAATAAGCAAAACAACGACGAAAACACCCAGCGGGAGGGCGGTTGCTCTCCACCCGATTGTTCTCCGGTTTCGCGTTCGCTACGCGAGTGCGACGGGCGTTGCAGCGTGACGGGAAAATGCCGTGGGGAGATTGGATTCTACTACAAGTTCACAGGCGCGACATGTTGGGGCGGGAGCTACTACTGTGAGGAAGGCGCACAGATGACCCGCGAATGGGGGTATCGAGTCGAGCGGCTTTGCGGAACGTGTGACGGGTCAGGGGCGATAGATACGGGGGGAGTTTTACCGTGGGGCGCGGCAGCAATGGATGAATGCCCCGAGTGCAGACTTTTTAAGTCTGCAGATGAAAGAGCAATGCAAAAGGACTTAGACTTTGCCAAGGGTGAGGCACCGGCCCGATAAGCAAAATACACTTTACATGAGTTACTCCGCCGTTGTCTACATTGCCCCCATGGGAGCCCCCCGGATGACACAGCGAGACAAATGGCAACGCAGGCCAGTGGTGATGCGTTACCGTGCGTTTAAGGATTTATTGCGTGCAGCCTGTGTAGGCCATCCTGTGCGCCCTTTGGAGGTCTCTTGGAGAGCGTACCTGCCAATACCTAAAAGCTATTCCAAGGCAAAACGGGCGGCCCTAATGGGGCAACCCCACCGAGCGAAGCCTGACAGAGACAACATAGACAAGGCGATCTTGGACGCGCTATTTGCGGACGATTTCGTAGTCGCGGAAGGGCATATTTGTAAGTTTTGGGATGATGGGCAGGGGGCGAGAATTGAAATCACAATGACATAGAAAGGAACAAATGGACACTCAACTATTACCACAATCACGAGTATTAGCCTTAGAGGCGAAGCGAGACGCGACAGTGCGCGCGGTGCTAGAAGCGGAGAGATCGCGAACGTGGGCGGATGCTAGGGATTCCTGCGCGAAACATTACCGGGAGAGTTATCTAAAAGGTAACAGTGTGCCGCTTTCTAAGCTGCGTCAGGATTTCGCTTGTCATATGCGAGAGATGGTCAGCAGTGGGAAGCTCCTAAGAAACAGGCAACTAGACAGAGTCAAATTGCCAACGCACGGCGAGAATGTCTGATTCGCCATGGTTCCCATTTTATACGGGCGACTTTTTAGCTTCTACTTTAGCTTTCGACTCGGTTTCCGTTGGGTTTTACGTTCGGTTGCTGGTGCACCAGTGGAATACAGGCTCAGTACCGATTACCGATGATGCTGCGCTGTTACGGATCACGGGAACAACGCCACAAGAGCTCGAGCATTGCCGTTTTATTTTAATTGAGAAGTTTCCTGATGGAGTCAACCCTAGGCTATTGAAGGAGAGGGAGTTGCGAGAGGTGAAGAGAGCAAACGGAAGCAAGGGAGGACGACCTAAAAAGCCCCAAAGAAACCCAAACCCTAACCCACAAGAAACCCAAACGGAACCCAGTCACAAAGGCTCACAGTTACATTCACAAAGTATAGAAAGAGTACGGAGCGAGCAGATTCCTGGCGGGCTTTCGGTGATTGAACAAACACGCATCGATGATTTCTTTCGTGTCGCCGGACTCTCAGGAACAATCCTCAACGTTAACGCCGAGCGGCGCGGCATCTACGTTCAAAACATCAATTACCTCATGGACGATTGGGAGCGCGTGAAGGCAAACGTGAGACCGTGGATCGAGAGCCTCGATTGGAAATCGCCAGTCACGATTAACAACATTGGCGGTCATTTGCAGGCAATTGTAGACTACAACCCAAACAGCAGTGGAAACCATAGCAGACGCAATCAAAAAAGTTACGACCGAAATGCAGGAACAGCCAATGCCAACAAAGCCGGTGACTATTCGAAAATCGGTTGATGGGATTACGTTCGGTGCCTATCACCGCGATCTTGCGAGAGCGCTGTACGAGCTAGAGGTATTTGCTGGCGAGCATTACAGGGAAGGCCCAAGACGCTGGTTGACTCTCACAGGCCCGTCAGGGATAGGTAAGACGCTGCTGGGCAGAATGTGGGCGCAGTATTGCAAAAGTCGGGGGAAAGCGGCGCTGTGGGCGACATGGCCTATCCTGGTGTCTCGTTGCGCCGACGAGCGTTGTTGGGATTACTTCGGCACGCTACAAAGCGCTCCGTTTCTTATCCTGGATGATCTGGGGGCGGAAGCGAAAGGTTTGCAGCGGGCGAGCAAAGACAATCTGGCGCATTTGCTTTATGCTCGCAGAGGCAAGAGTACGCTAATAACTTCTAATTTGAACTTGAACCAACTAGGCGAAGCCTACGAGGTCAGGTTGGCCGATAGAATGATCCGCGACGGTTCGCGCATAGTGAGTATCGCGGATGATTGCGTGAGCTATTCGCTAAAAACGTATGAGCGATAAAGCAGGTAGGCGGCCAATTCGATACGGTGAGCGCACTTTTCAGGGGTGGGCGGACTATTACTCATTTTGGGGCGTCAGGAAACCAAGCAAGAGAACGATCTGCTCGCATTATGCGGAATGCCGAAAGCGGGGGATGAGTGAGGAGAAAATTATTGCGGCTCAGAAGCGGCTTTGGTTGAAGGGGAGAACGAAGTTGATGGGGAGACCGAAGTTGAAAACCGCAAGCGCTAAAGATGAAGACGCCTAAGAAGAAGACGCCTAAGAAGAAGACGCCTAAGAAGGTCGGTCGGCCAACGCTTTACCGGGAAGAGTACGCCAAGCTTGCTAAAAAGTTCTGCCTGCTCAGTGCGACAAACGAGAAACTAGCACAATGCTTCGAGGTATCTGTCCCGACTATTGATAAATGGATTCGAGAGATCCCGGAATTTTCATGTGCCGTAAAGGAAGGCAAAGAACTGGCCGATGCGGAAATAGCTGAGGCTCTTTACCATCGGGCGCGAGGGTACCAGTGCAAAGAAACCAAAGTCGCAACTCATGAGGGCATGATTACTGACACTCAAGAGGTCGATAAACATTACCCTCCCGATACAAGGGCGGCTCAGTTTTGGTTGATGAACCGACAGAAATGGCGGTTAACCCAAGCGGTGGAGCATAGCGGGGAAGTGAATCACAAATTGATGGATATGATTGAGGAAGCGCAAGGAACATAATATGCCATGCAGACACTTACCTCTTGGCGATGGCGATTCGCGCACTTGTACCATATAAAGCCTGCGGATGAGCGGCCTACGCTGCTGTTCGATCCTCGCGCTGAACAATGGCAAATTCTCGAAGACCTTTACCAAACCGGGAACGTCAGGATCGCTATTTTAAAAGCTCGTCAGTTAGGTTTCAGCACTCTGCTAGCTCTCGTCTGCCTGGATTGGTTGCTGTTCAAGCCGGGCGTTCGCATCGCGATTATCGACCAAACGGCGGCGGACGCGGAGAAAAAGCGGCGAAAGATCAAGCACGCGTGGAACGAGCTGCCGCAGGACTTCAAGAGCTGCTTCGAAGTAATAGCCGATAGTGAGGGCAAATTCATCATCACGCGCATAACGCGTGATGGGCAGGAACCAGATCAGGAGCGCTACCTAGAAGCGGGCATGCGCGCGCGCGGTGACACGTTTCAACTATTGTGGGTGTCTGAGTGGGGGCCGATCCAGTTCGAAGATGTGAGGCGCTCGGATGCTATCGCGGATGGCGCGCTTCCGGCTGCGGATAAAGGCACCGTGGTCATAGAGACGACCTGGCGAGGCGGGAAGGCGGGGAGGCTTTATAGCGAGGTCGTAGAGGGTGCCCTTAAGCTCTCCGATGAATACCGGACGGCGCGTGATTGGGTTATTCGGTTCTTCCCGTGGCAGGGAGACAAGACGCTGCTTTTCGAGGGAGATCCAAAGCAGATAGGGCCGGACTGCGTAAAGTATTTTAGCGATCTAGAGGAAGACGGAATCACGCTCACGCCAGAGCAAAAGCTTTGGTATTTCAAGAACGCTTGGGGGAAGAAAGCGGCTCGATTTGAAGAGTATCCTTCGCGGCTAGAAGAGATCTTTCTCACGCCCGTTAACGGAGCGATCTACGCGCCACATATCAACAAGGTGCGCGTAGATGGTCAAGTCTGCGCGTTCCAGCATGAGCCGGATCATCTTGTGTCGACCACATGGGATATCGGTTCACCAGCAAACACCGTGGTTGTTTACTGGCAACATATCGGCGTTCAACGGCGAGTGATCGATTGCGATTTAGGCCAGGATCTCAACCTTGGGCAGCGAGTCGCCCATATGCTTGCTAAGGGCTATACCTTCGGTGCGCACTACCTGCCACATGACTCCCAAGCGAAAAGCCCAGCGGGCTATTCGTTTTTAGAGGAACTGACTGAGGCCGGGCTTAAAGGGTGCGAAGCTATCCCTCGGACAGAGGATGTGCATATAAGAATCAATCGAAGCAGGGCGGCGCTCGCAAATACCTGGTTTTGCGATTCGCCAGCAGTTGAGATGTTGCTAGCTGCGTTGTCTCACTATCGTTACAAGGAAGACAAGGTAGGGGGTGGCTACATTACCTCGCAGCCGGTGCATGATTGGGCGTCGCATCCTTCGGATGCGTTCGGCTACATGGCTGAGGTTGAGCTTCACGGGCTCTTGCTACAGCCTGATCATTCGCCAGAGACGAGATTGGCTCTGCCTAGGGTGGTATCGCAAGGCGGTTATTGAGTTGACGTTAACAGCTCTGCGGGCTTAGAGTCAACCTTATGGGATTCGACTCACCAAAACCTCCAGCAGCACCGCCTCCTCCTGCCAACGCAGAAGCGCCAGTAGTCGAGGCTGACGCCATCGCGAAACGCAGACGGTCTAAAAGAGTCGCTAACAGTTCGACGCTGAACACTGTGCGGGCGGGCTCGTTCAATCCCGCTTACCAGTCGGGGCACAAAACCATGCTTGGCCAATAATAGAGAGATGCGCGACGAGTCGGCAGAGTACATTATTAAGCGGAAGACGGCTCTCTTTACGGATCTGGAGACCTGGAAATCTCGATGGGATTACAACGGGCGCTATTGCGCGCCTCAAGTCGATATTTACTCGGAAATTCCTAAAAGCCCTGATCGAACGGGATTTAGTGGAATATTCGACACTACGGCGCTCGATGCTCTCGACTCGTACGCGACAGGCCTAATTAGCGAGATATTTCCCGCCAACGAGCAATGGATGGTCTGGTCTCCAGAGGATGCTGACGCGGCAGACGATGCCGCCAATAAATGGTACGCAAAGTGCGGCGAGATCGCACTCTTGCACATAGCGCGCTCTCGATTCTACCAGCAACTCAAACCAGCGGTCACGGATATGGGCTACGCTGGCACGGCGGCGCTTGCTCTCCGCAAAGGCTCTAAAAACCTTTTGCAGTTTTCCTACGTTAGGCTCGGCTATTTCGCTATCGAGGAAGACGCGAATGGTTCGGTATCGAAGCTGTACCGTGAGCTGCGCCTAAACGCTGAACAGATGGCCGATATGTTCGGCGAGAAAAACCTTGGTGCCTCGGCTCGCAAGGCCCTAATGGCCATCAGGGCAGGCAAGACGGCGGAGCACACGGAATTCAGGGTCATTCACGCTGTTTTTCCTCGCGTAGATAGGGATGAAACTTCACCGGCTGCAACCGAGATGGAATGGGCAAGCGTTTACGTATGCCAGGAAGATAAGCACGTCTTAGAGCGAGGCGGATACGAACACTTTCCTTACGCGTGTATCCGCGCGGAGCGATGGAACGATTACGTTTACGGCAACTGTCCCGCCAACCGGGCAATGCCTGCGATTCGCCAGCTTAACAAGCTGGCGCGTGACATGGACGAGGGGGCGGCTTTGGCTGTGCGGCCTCCGTGGCTCGTGCCTGCTGGGATGGTGGGTGAAGTAGCGCCCTACCCGAATGGGGTCACGGTCTACGATGAGCGGAAGGGGCAGGGCGGCAAGCCTGAGCAACTACTCAACCGAGCCAACTACGCCGTTGGCGAGAAGCTGATGGAAGCGAAGAGGGTGGAAGTTCGAGCGGCGTTCCATGCGTCGCTCTTCGAGAGTATCGCCCAGAAAGACAAGCAAATGACGGCGCGCGAAGTGGCGGCTCTTGAAGCGGGTGCTCTTCGTAAGTTCTTGCCAAATTTCAATCAGCTCACATCGGAGATGGAAAGCATCTTCTCCACGGTGTTCAACATTCTCTTCGAGGCGGGAGTATTCCCCGAGCCTCCAGCGTCAGTGGTTCAGGTGCTTGAAGATGGGTCGGGATTCATCGCGGCGCCAAAGGTTGAATTTACTTCCAGGATTTCTCTAGCCATGCGTATGGTACAGAACTCGGCCATTGATCGCACGCTAGACAGGCTGCTGGCGCTTGCTCCGATTGCGCCTGAGATCGTGGAAAACTTCCATATCGACAAACTTATCCGTTTGGCGGGTCGCAATGACGGTCTCCCCGAAGATGTGCTCAAACTTGAGCGGCTGGTGGAGCGCGAGCGTCAAGTGAGACAGCAACAAGAGCAAGCTATGATGCAAGCGGCGCTAGTCGAGCAAGCCGCAAACGTGGCTCAGACGGTGGGCGATACTGATGGGGAGGCGGCGGCTAGAAACATGCAACAACTTGCAGGGGAGGCGGCATGATAAAGATGCTCTATTATCAGGATAGAAGGCGCGGAGAGATAATGGCGTACGCTATAAGCGGTAAGATAGTGGGCACCTACCGGCCTAAGCGACATGACTAGCCGAGAGATGCACGAACTAGAAACCGTCGCGAAAATCCTAGCGACCGAGCAAGGCGATATTATCGTGAGCTATCTAAAACGGAAAGTGGGCTTTGACCTACCCATTTTCGATGCGGATCATAATTTTGATTCGAAGCGAGCGCGTATGATCGATGGAGGGAGGCAGCTCATTATAGCGCTGCTCAATACGCCTGCGGAATGGAAAAGCCTGAGCAAGCAAAAATCATGAGAGATATCGAAAGAGATATCGAAAGAGATATTGAAAGAGATATTGAAAGCTCAGGCTCAGGCTCAGGCTCAGGCTCAGGCTCAGGCTCAGGCTCAGGCTCAGGCTCAGCGATCATGGATCGATTTGGAGCAGCAATCAGAAGCCGTAATGGCAGCATAATAAATTCACGATAAAATGGCTGATATATTTAACCTAACAGATACCTGGGACAACGGGGCGACTCTCTTTAATGGCATTAAACTAAATGTCACTAACGCCGCCAGCGCGGCGGGTAGCAAGTTGCTAGACTTGCAGGTGGGCGGGACGAGCAAGTTTAGCGTGGACTCAAATGGCAGAATGGGGATAGGCGTTGCACCAAATCTGTCCTACTCGCTAGACGCAAGCGGCACCTTGAGTGCTTATCAATATCGCCTCAGTGGCTCCAATGGCGCTCTTTACTGGAATAGTGACTTGGCGCTATACCGCGACGCGACAAATACTTTAGGACAGCGATTTGGTTTCAATCCCCAGACCTACAACATCTACAACACCTACACACATGCCTTTAACTACGAGCGGGCGCACATCGGATTTAATGACACTGCTGACACTTTTGTTATCGGGACAGAGGCAGGATCCGCAGGTGGGACGGTTCGAGACATCCAGCTAAAGATCGGAGCTGATCGCGTGTTTGGGGTCGATACAACGCTCCTTAACACTAGTGTAGGTAGTGCGGCTCTATCGGATGCATTGCTAACGGGAGCAGGGAACACTGCCGCAGGCTACCATGCGCTCAATCAGAACACTACTGGCGACGGGAACAGTGCCATGGGCTACAATGCGCTTGGCAGTAACACTACTGGCACCTACAACAATGGCTCGGGCTACAGACCGTTATTCAGCAACACTGAGGGCGACTACAACAGTGCCATAGGCTACAGACCGTTATTCAGCAACACCCATGGCAGCGGGAACAATGCCATGGGCTACAATGCGCTTGGCAGTAACATCGATGGAAATTATAACAATGCCATAGGCTACTCGGCACTCTACAACAACGTTAGTGGCTCCTATGGTATAGCTTTAGGGTTTAATGCTCTATTAAACTCCACTGCGTCAGGCAACATAGGTATTGGGGCGAGCAGTGGATCGAGCCTCTCGTCAGGGGCGTACAACCTGGCGGCAGGATACCAAGCTCTTGTAAACGCAGACGGCAACTACAACGTGGTATTGGGGTGGCGATCGGCTAGGTATCAGTCGGGAGGGACTGTGAACCTAACATCCGCAGAGGATTCCATCTTTATCGGGAAATCGACTAAAGGGGTTGAAGCGGCCACAAACCAGATAGTCATTGGCGACTCAGCAGAAGGTCTCGGATCTAATACCGTTGTTCTTGGTGCAGACTCGATAGTCACTACGGCCCTAAAGGGCAATGTCGGCATCACGAGCACCTGGAACGACGCGGCTGATACGTTTACACTGATCAAGGCCGATGTCACTGACACTGCCAGCGCAGCGGGAAGCAAGTTGATGGATTTGCAGGTGGGTGGGGCGAGCAAGTTCAGCGTGGATAAGGGAGGGTTATTGTTAGCCGGGAGTGGTTCAGCTTCTGCACCAGCTTACTCGTTTGCTGCGGATTCCGCTGACGGAATTTATAGGTCTGGTGCCAGTTCTATCTCCATAGCCGTTGCTGGGGGGAAACGCCAAGAGTTTTGGAGTGATGGGTCTGTTTTTATGTATGGCAATACAGCGTTGTTACAAATAGAAGACGTAACCCTAGCACGAGACGCAGCCAACACCCTAGCACAACGTAACGGCGTCAATGCCCAAACGTCCAACATCTACAACACGGACGACGGTGCGGGCAACGCTGAGTGGTTGTCGCTAGGTTTTAGCGCCAATGATGCCACTATTCAGGTCGCAAAGTCGGGGACGGGAGTGGCGCGCCCTTTGTTTCTCCGGGGGCAAACCCTATTCCTCGGTGGTGCTGCGGGCTCAAACCACTGGAAAATTAGTACGGCTGGTCATCTTCTAGCCCAGGCGGACAACACCTATGATATTGGGGCGGCATCCGCTAACAGGCCCAGAACTGCCTACATAGGCACGACGCTTGACGTCGATCAAGGCACCCTAACAGACGACGCCCAAGCACTCAATCTCTCCAGCACCTGGAATGATGCTGCCGATACATTTACCTTGATCAAGGCCGATGTCACCGACACTGCCAGCGCAGCGGGTAGCAAGCTGCTGGATTTGCAGGTTGGTGGAGCGAGTAAGTTTAAAGTTAGCAACACTGGGGCTTTAACTCTCCCCGCAGGAATTCCCACGGAACCGGCGCTAGTGATAGGGCCGTCTTCGAACGGCGGCTTTAGCACGTCTGGCTCGACCCTCTCCTATGCTATTGGGGGTACGTCGAGGCTTAGTCTGGACAGCGGCGACGCGCTCTGGCTGAGGAGAAATACTTCTAACTTGGCACTAGGTAGCTCAGCGGATACGCGCCTTTACCGAGACGCCGCCGGCACTCTAGCCCAGCGCAACGGAGTCAACGCGCAGACGTATAACATATATAACACCTACACAAGCGCCACCGACTTCGAGCGTGCTCACATGG